CGGTGTGCAGTTCCCAGACGGGGTGACCGTCATCAGGTGGCGGGGAGAGACCGCCAGCACTGTGGTCTGGGAAAACATCTGGGATGCCCTCGCAGTACATGGCCATGGCGGGGCCACAACCGTCAACTGGATCGATTAGTAGAAGGAGAAACCGGGTGGATCGTGACGACGGGCTGGCAATCGCAGCCTTCATCATGCTGTTCGTACTCGCAATCGGAGCGGTGGTCTGGTACCACGGGCGCGTCGAGGACAACTGCAAAGCCAAGGGTGGCTACGTCAAGTGGTTCAACGACAAGAACGACAACTACCTGTGCCTGAGCCCTGACGGGAGGATTCTCGGATGAACGAGTGCCAGCACACAGTCATCACACGCAGAGAAGAGACCAAGCCAGCATGGCGCTGTGACACCTGCGACGAGCACTTCGTACCGGCTCAGACTCTGGTCACCCTGACTCAGGCGCTCGCCAAGATCTGGCATGGCACCGATGAGGAGGACGACTGGTGAGGATCTACATCGCGGGGCCAATGACCGGATACAAGGACTTCAACTACCCAGCCTTCGAGGCAGCAGCCAAGGAGCTAGAAGCGGCGGGACACATACCGCTGAATCCTGCCTCGGTAGACAACGGGGGAGAGGCACACTCCTGGGAGTGGTACATGAAGCGGACCATCCCAATGATGTGCTCGGCTGATGCTGTGATGACGCTCAAGGGGTGGGAAGGCTCTAGGGGAGCAGGGATCGAGGTAGACCTAGCCATCGATCTAGCCATGCCGGTCTACGACTCCATCGAGGACATCCCGCAGTGAACATCTACGTGGTGTGCATGCATCCCACCTGTGAGTACAGAGGAGCTGTACGTACCGCCAGGGTGGAGCGTGTAGATCGAGAGCTGTATGACTGGCCCACTCTGCTGTGTGCCTGCATGACTGAACCCAAGCGCTACACATTAGATGAAATCCAACGTTCAAAACATCTAGATGATCTGCTAGCGTGTGCTGTACCTACTGCAGAAACGTAGGGTGAGGTCGATGGACAAGGAATACCAGCAACTAGTTAAAGAGCTAGAGATCTGGCGTGCTTTCCATGCCTGTGAGAACCCGATGGCGTGGGTGCATCACAGATCACCTAATGATGTCGATGCGATGTGCTTCAACTGCGCTGACATCCCACCAGTGGTCACACAGTGGCATGCCAAGCACATCCAAGAACCAATGAAACTGGGAGAAGACGAATGAGTATTCGAGTTACCGTCAGCATCAACGGCGAGGTGGACAGCCACGAGTACCAAGAGGGCAACTGGTGGTTCATAGACCCGAAGACTGGCCACCTCGATGTCCACATGCACGTCAAGGGGATGGAAGATGGCATCAAGGTCGATGACGATGCATTCGTCGTAGCCAGCTACCGGGATGGTGTGTGGCTGCATGTGCAGGACATGGGGCGCATCGAGGAAGTGCCAGAGGTCTACTACAAGCGCGTGGAGGCTGAAGATGTGTCCTGAGTGCGCACAAGGCAAACACTCCAACTGTGCTGGTTTCGCCTTCGATGAAGAAGACAACGAGGTCCCCTGCTCCTGCCAGCCCAACTGCGCGGTAGCTGATGAGTGATCACAAGATCAAGGTCGAGACAAGCGCTGCGTCTGGCCTGGTGCTCAAGTGCGACAAGTGCGAGTTCATCAGCACTATCAGAGGAGACGCTTTCGTGGACTACCTGGTCTCTGTGCAGCGCAGCCACAACAGCGAAGTGCATGCCTTCTACTTCGATGGCTCAGCCCTGAAGTGCTCAGCGCTCAACTGCGACTTCATCTACAAGTTCAGGGGCAACTTCACTGTGGCTGCTGTGCACAAGATGGAGCGCGAGCACATCGAGGAGCGCAAGCGTGCGTGACTGCATCCATCTGGTCCCTGAGATCACAGAGCCACTCGTAGCGAAGTGGCTGGATATACGACCAGCAGAGATACGTGAGCGCGGGGAAACAGTCATCACTGTCCCGGCCAAATGGCCAAAGCCTGATGTTCTGGAGGTCCGCACAGTGCGACCAAAGCCAGGAGAGTGCCCGGTGTGTGATGCATAAGGCATACGTGTACGCCGTCCAGGAAGAGGGCGGGACCAAGGTCTGGAACATGACCGAGATCGAACTGACGCCTGAGGAGTACAAGAAGTTCTTCCTAGATGACCCGGCAGCCACAGAGCTACACGCCTGCAACATCGAGAAGTCTGTGGACGGCTTCCACTACTGGCGCTGCTCCTGTGGAGCCAATGGCGTGGGCATCAGTCAGTTCGATGCAACACGACAACACCGAACACACAAGTATGAGGAGATGGGCGATGAGTGAAAACAAGATTCCGCTGGATGGCATCGAGGCTGCTAGGAGCGCTGGACCGAAGGTGAGCATCGAGCTCAATGGCAAGCCTCAGCCGCTGAGCTTCAACATGCCTGCGTCGACCACGAGCCTCGCGGCGAGCATGAGCCTTCATGGCATCTCTATGGCTGCTTCCAAGGCACAGGCTGCTGTAGAAGAGCTGACTCTGGCTGGTGGCGATGAGGCAACATCACTCATGCTGGCTCACCGGGAGATTTCTGCTCTGCAAGCTGACATCAGTTCGCTTCACACTGACATCGATGAGAACGAGAAGGATCTAGAGAGGCTAGATGCTTTCGGGACCATGACCCAGCGTGTGGCTATCGCTGCTCTGCTGGTGCAGTGCGGAGCCAAGCCCAAGGATCTGACTGAGATCACCAAGGTGTGGATGGCCATGATCCCCAGGAAGCCCATGGACGAGACCAGCATGGAAGAGCTGTACCAGAGCGCTGATGACGCAGTAACCCAGTTCTACAAGGACAAGCAGCAGTGATCCACATCCTTAAGTTCATAGGCGAACGAGAGGGAGGCGTCTCATGGGTCTGTGGCTGTGGGGTCGCAGGTCTGGCAAAGGACAGGACAGGGGCCAAGAACCAGTGGTGGGCACACATGGAGGAGTTCATCAAATGAGAGAGTTCAGCCCCGGATGGCTCAATCTCATAGGGCCTGACCACAAGGCAGAAGTGCAGGAGTTCCTGACCAGCAATGGCATCAGCCTCGATAACTGCTGTGGGTTCACCTTCGAGGGATCAGCAGGACCAATGGCCTGTTTCCTGGCAAAGATGTACAAACTCAATGCACAGGGCCAAGCGCAGTGGGACAGAGAGACTAACGAGCCTGTGATGGATGAGGATCGTGAGTTCTGGGTCAGAGAGTCTGAGATCCCACAGGTAATCAGAAAAGCGCTACAGTCACCTGCATAACCGCCTTAAGGAGAACCAATGCCTGACAACAACGGCTTCACTGTCCACGAGAGCAACTTCCAGCCTCCTCGTCGGGGACGAACGCCTCTGTCCACGCCCTTCGCTCTGATCGACGCTGCAGCCAATGCCAAGGGCAACTGGGTCAGCAAGACCTACCCGGAGAATGTCGCTCAGTCCCTGGTGCGCCAGATCAAGAACAAGTACAACAACGATCTGGTAGAGGTCGCCTCACTGCGTAACGGGGATCAGCGTGATGTCTATGTGCGCGTGTGGGCTGAGGACAGTATCGAGACACCATGATTAACTGTCATCGGGACGTGGTACTCCCATAAAGACAAGGTCCGAATCCATGTGGAGTGGGTTCGGGCCTTGTTCATTTCTGCATGATTGAAGGGACCGAGGAGGGCCATGCCTGAGAACATCGCAGACGTGCTGCGCTACGGGGACGAGGCTTTCCCCGAGCTGACGCAGGCGCGTGCAAACACCAACCCGCTGCAGGAGATCGGACAGACTGGTCTCAAGCGGGCTACTGGCACCATCGATGAAGAGTTCCTCCCAGCCCTGCGGGGGCGTAAGGCCATCAAGGTCTACCGGGAGATGTCCCTCAACGACCCCATCGTGGGTGCGCTGCTCTTCGCTATCGACAAGCTGGTTCGTCAGGTCACCTGGCGTGTAGAGGGCAACGACAACACCTCGCAGTCAGCAGAGGCTGTGGAGTTCGTAGAGCAGTGCATGGACGATATGTCCCACACCTGGAACGACATGATCTCCGAGATCCTGTCCTGCCTGGTCTATGGCTGGTCCTGGCACGAGATCGTCTACAAGAAGCGTGTAGGCCCGTGGGAGAAAGACCCCAAGAAGAAGTCCAAGTACACCGATGGGCGTATCGGCTGGCGCAAGATCCCCATTCGCTCACAGGAGACGCTGCTTCGCTGGCTCTTCGATGAGGATGGTGGCATTCAGGGCATGGTGCAGATCGCACCGCCCAGCTACAAGACCAACATCATCCCGATCAGGAAGAGCCTGCTCTTCCGCACTGGCCTGTACAAGGGAAACCCCGAGGGCCAGTCCATGCTGCGTAATGCCTATCGCCCCTGGTTCTTCAAGAAGCGCCTGGAGGAGTTCGAGGCCATCGGTGTGGAGCGTGATCTCGCAGGTATGCCTGTGGCCATGGTCCCCAGCTCCTACATGAAGGCCAAGCAGAACACCGATGAGCAGAAGGTCTACCAAGCCTTCAAGCGCATGGTGCAGAACGTGCGCCGGGATGAGCACGAAGGTCTGGTGCTGCCTCTGGAGTACGACGAGAAGGGCAACGAGCTTTTCAAGTTCGAGCTGATGTCCTCTGGTGGCGCTCGTACCTTCGACACCAACGCTCTGATCGGTCGCTACCAGCAGGGCATCCTCATGACTGTCCTGGCTGACTTCATCCTGCTGGGCCATGAGCAGTCTGGCTCCTACGCCATGCACGTGGACAAGACCGGCATCTTCCGCGCTGCCATGAACGTCATCACTGAGGCCATCGCTGATGTGTTCAACCGTCACGCGATCCCTCGGCTGTTCGAGATCAATGCCTGGAAGCTGGATGAGCTGCCTCGCATCGTCCCGGCCAACGTCGATCCGCCCAACCTCGCTGAACTGACCCAGTTCATGACTGGCATGGCTGGGCTAGGTATGCAGTTCTTCCCTGATCCCGATCTGGAGAAGTTCCTGCGTGAGACTGCGCACCTGCCTGAGATCCCCGAGGACCAGCTAGAGCAGCGTCGTCAGATGGCCCTGATGCAGAACCACCAGAGCTTCATGGAAACCCAGATGATGGCTCAGGGCACGCAGCAGAAGCAGATGGCTGTGGATGCTGGCATGACCCCTGAGCAGGCAGAGATGCAGGCCCAGAGCCCCACTCCTGAGCAGGCTGCACAGCAGCAGGAGCAGATGCAAGACCCCAATGCTCAGGCCATGCAGCAGGAGCAGCACGGTCAGCAGATGCAGCAGAACGACCAGAAGCACCAGATGGACATGCAGGCCAAGCAGATGGACCTGAAGGCCAAGGCGCAGGATCACCAGTTCGCTCAGAAGGACCGTGAGCACCAGTCCAAGATCCGGGACAAGGACACTGCTCGGGACCAGAAGGCCAAGGACAGTGACTACAAGCGCCAGGAGGCCCTGGGACGCCTCAAGGAGCGGGTGGCTACCAACCAGGCCAAGGCCAAGCAACAGGCCGAGAGAGAAGCTCTCAGGGCCAAGAAGAAGAAGCCAGGGAGCAAGTGATGGAGAGTTACTGGGGCGTAGACCATGGCGTCGAAGTCTCTAAGCGCAAGTCTGACTACAGCGGTCAGGCTATGGGTGCTGGCGCAACCATCGGTGGTGTCGGTCTGGTAGGTGGTGGTGTTCCCATCGCTCGTCCTGACAGTGGACGACTGCACCAAGCCAAGACTGCGACGAGCAAGGTCGGAGCAACTAGACACCTAGTGTCAGGCGGTCGTGGTGGCATCTTCGGCTACCGAGAGGACGCTCACCGCAAGTACCTCAACGAGATGAACAACGACCTTCGCGGCTGGAGAGCTGAGAACACCGGCAAAGCCTTCGAGCGTGGTGCGATGCAGGGCAGGGTCCAGGCTGAGAAGAAGGTCATCAGGACCATGCACGGCGCTCGTATCGGGTCCAACATCGCTCTCGGGGCAGGTGCTGCTCTGGCTGCAGGAGGCGCTTATGCCCACAAGCGCAAGAACAAGAGTCTCGTCGCCAAGGCCCAGAAGCACGATGAGTTCAAGTCCAACGCGCTCCTCGGTGGAGGAGGCACGCTCGCTGCCACTGGCTTCGCTGGCGGTCATGTGATGGACGCTCAGGGGAACAAGTGGGCTCATCGCGCTAAGACCCACATGGCTGAAGCCCACAAGCTCAACCCCAACCTGGGTGGCTACGAGAAAGAGAAGACTCCAGCCAAGAGCCCCTTCGGACGTAACCGCGCCACCAATGTTCCTAAATATCACCCCAGCCGTAGCACGCAGGACATCGCCAACAACTGGCAGGGCGTCTTCCATGGCCACACTGATGCTGACGCCACCAAGGCTGGAAAGCTGCGAGGCATGGCTACCCAGGAGCGTTACTTCTCTCGGGTCTATGGCAAGCAAGCACAGGTCGCCCGCAAGGCAGGAAAGGTCGGTCTGGGTATCGCTGCTGCTGGTGTCGCGGGACGAAGCCTGGAAGTGAAGATGAAGCCTGGCGCTCGTGGGCGTCTCAACCATGCAAAGAAGGCCATCGCGCCGTGAATCTCGACTTCCCGCATGAGCGGGCTTACGTAGCCATCGTGGATCGCATCGTGGATGGAGACACCATCGAGTGTTACATCGACATGGGTCTGCGCATCACCATCAAGTACAAGGTCAGGCTGCTGGGCTGTAACGCCTGGGAGCTTAAGACCGAGGCAGGAAAGGCTGCGCGAGAGCACCTCGTACAGCGCCTGCCACTGGACTCACTCGTGATCCTGACGATGGTGAAGGACTACAAGTACGGCGGCGAGTTCGTCGCACGAGTCACCCTCGAAGACGGGACAAACCTCGTCGCAGAGCTGATCGAACAACAGTGGGCTGCTGCCTGGGATGGCAATGGCCCTGCACCCACCCCTACATGGCCTAGGAGCGTCGCATGACCAACCACATTCTCGACTGGAAGCCTCGCTTCGACCCCAAGTCGCTGGACTACAAGATCTCCAAGCTCGCTCCTAAGCCCATGCTCAAGAGCCGCAGCTGGAAGCGTGACCTGTGGCTGGACCAGGGCCAGACCTCTGGCTGTACTGGCTTCGGTCTCTCGCACACGCTGGGCATCACGCCTCGCCGTATGCCCAACCTGACCAACCAGTTCGCTACTGAGCGTTATGACCGTGCTCGCCAGTGCGATGAGTGGCCGGGAGAGAACTACGACGGTAGCTCTGTGCTCGGGGCCATGAAGGCTGCCCAGCAGGACAAGCTGGTGCTCTCCTATCACTGGGCTACGACCACGGATGAGGTGCTGCAGTCCATCTCTCACCTCGGCCCCATGGAGATCGGTATCAACTGGTACGACGGGATGTTCGAGCCTGACTCCAACGGTGTGCTGGCTGTCACTGGCTCTCAGGCTGGTGGACACGCCATCTGCATCGGCGGGATCGACGCCAAGAAGGAGCTGGTTCGTCTGGACAACTCCTGGGGCAAGAGCTGGGGCGTCAATGGCTCTGCATGGCTCAAGTTCTCTGACCTGGACCGCCTGCTGCACGAAGACGGTGAATTCGCCCTCCCCAAGAAGATCAAGCCATGAGCGAGGATCTGGTCTTCAAGTCCTATGTCCCTGGCATGGGATATGTGAAGGCCACTGAGGTAGGGGCCAAAGAACTTCGCGGTGCCTTCAAGACTCGCAAGATCGAGGGCAGCCTGAATCGCATGAAGACTAAGAACACGGCAGACAAGTTCCGTGCAGCTCAGGCGGGAAACGCCAGCGCGCTGAAGAACCACACCACGGTTCGAGGCAAGGTCGGATCTACCTACATCCACACCCCAGACAAGGCGTTCGAACAGTCCCAGGCAGAAAAGGGTGCTGATGCTGGCACTGTGCGTTTCGGCAGCTCCAAGCGTGGGACTTCGCATGTGGTGGCTCCGGTATCAACGCCAGATAGCACCATGAGGCATGAGATGTTTCACGCTGCTCCTCAGCGCAGTTCGTGGCGGCACCACCAGATCCAGAACGATCCCCGGAAGCTCGCTCGTGAAGAAGCCTGGGCTCATTCTGCTGAGAGTGGACCGGTTCGTTCGCAGAGACCTGCAGACCCCAGAAAGCTCGCCCGAAAAGCACTAGCTGATCGCGCCGCTCGACTGAGCGCTCCCAAGCCTGCTGCAGCACCTAAGCCTGTAGCAACTCCTGCCCCTGCGGCTCCTCGTCCTCCTCGGGCTAGTTTCGCTCCTCCTACCTCTAGCGCACCCAAGGCTGGGGTGAACGTTCCTTCTCGGCCTACTCCGCAGATGCCCAACTCTGCGCCCAGCACGCCACAGACGCCTAAGCCTGCTCCTGATCCTTCGAGGGCCTCGATGAAGCCTGCTCCTACCAACAACACTCGACGCAACGTTCTGATCGGCGGGGGTGCAACTGTGGGTGCAGGTGGAGGGATGTACGCGCTGCACCGAAAGTCGGTATCGAAAGCTTTCGAGACGCTGGACATGGGCGGTGCAATGGTTACTGAAGAGCCTAAAAAAGACCTGCCTGTGAGGGATCTCAACACAGGTCGTTTCGTGGCTACCCCGCACCTCCAGAAGATGTCGCGGGCACATGACTCGCTGGTCTGGGAGAGGAGCACCGATGGCTGACAAGTTCACCATCAAAGGAACGGTCCATGACCATTTCGATAACCCTGTGCCGCGTGCTCTGGTGCGCGCTACCCCTTCTCCTGCTGGTGGCACTGATCTCGTAAACGATGTCGTCTTCGCCAATGAGGTCGGTTACGTCTACACCGATGCCAACGGCAAGTTCTCCATGGATCTGGTCACCTGGGATGGGCTCTACTACACGCTGGACATCACCCAAGGTGGCTCTCCACTCATCGACCCTCTCGTCTTCAAGGCGAGCGCTAAGGGGTCGATTACTGACATCTCTGATCTCCCCGCAAACGTTCAGATCCCTGATGTCGTGAATGGTGGCTTCGCCACTGGAGTGACCGCTCAGTGGGTGCTCGATCAAATTAAGGCTGAGCAGCGACTGCAGCTCGGTCTCGCCGCTGCTCTCTGAGAGGTAAACCGTGACCAAGCAGATCGTGAACGTCTACACGTTCGATCCTGTCGCCAAGACGATCACTCTGCCCGAGTTCGACTCGATTTCGCTGGGCAACCTGGCGCTGATCACCAACGTCACTCGTGGTGTCGTCATGTTCAACTTCGCTGACCCCAACCCTGCTCTCGGGGCTACGGTCAGCGGCAACGTCATCACGCTCACTGCTAGCACGCAGGGCATGGCTGCCACTGACCAGATCCGCATCGACTACACCACTAAGGTGGGCGACCCTGCGTATGACCGGCAGATCGTCGGTAACGCTCGCTCCAAGTTCCGTGATGGCTTCGCCTCTGTCGGGACGCAGCCTGACCCTGGTACGTGGACTATCGTCAACCCGGATGGCCACCAGATCACTCAGGGTGGCAACTCCTCTGGTTCGTCCTACCTGCGTATCTCCCTGAACCCACTTAACGATGGCACTGAAGTCAGCATCGTCTCCAAGCAGGCTTTCCGCATGCCGATGCGTACTGGCTTCGGTATCACTGCCTCGCAGCGCGTCAACGGCCAGGAGTTCTTCGTCGGCATGGTGGAGGCTGACACCACGGCCTCGCCCAACATGGTGGTTAAGGCCAACCTCCCGGCTGACAAGGCCATCACTGCAAACATCGTCATCGCTACCAACGTGGGCACGATTACTGTTCCCAACCACGGCTTCACTGGTGGCGACCGAGTTCACATCTACAACTGCCCGTCTTCACCGATGAACGTCGCTCCGGTCGTCGTGACTGTGGTGGACCAGAACACCTTCACTGTCCCCATCGTCGCCTCCAATGGCACCTACAACGCCACTGGCGGCATGGTGGGGCTGGCTGACCCGCTGGGCGGGGCTAACAACGGCGTGGGTTTCCTGTTCGAGTCCACTGGCGCTACCACCACCTCGCACGTCCTGCGTAGGAACGGGGCCAGGTTCCGCACCCAGGCTGTCACCACAGCTACTACAACTGCGACCCAGGCGAACACCAACCCATTTACTGATGCCTTCAACACGGCAGCTAACTGGGAGCAGTACCTCACTCTCGATGAGGTTCTCTTCCGCTCCTTCGCCTCAGACTCCACTGCAGCAATGAACTCTGCTCAGAAGTACACCCAGGGCATCCCGGACGAGAACCCGCAGTACCGAATCCAGGCACGTGTCAAGACCCTTCCAGGGCAGACCCGTCCTGTAGCTCGCATCACGAACATCGCCAAGAGCGGCACGACCACTGCCACGGTCACTACTGACCTTCCTCATGGTCTGACTGTGGACGACTGGGTCTCTGTCTGGGGTGTGCGTGACCAGGTCAACTTCGCCAACCAGACCACCTGGGTTCAGGTGGCGAGCGTTCCTACTTCCACCACGTTCACTGTGGTACTCGGCTCTGCAGTCACTGCCTCCTCCGCTGGTGGCAGCGTCTGGCGCGTTCAGGGCAACACGCAGGTCAACGCATCTGCCTTCTCTCAGGTAGTTCAGTCGATCTCTCGTACCGCTGGTGTGATGACGGTCGTGGGTAACGCCAACTGGGCTACTCCGCTGCCTGGTGAAACGGTTTACCTGCACGGTCTGGACGGCGCTGGTCAGCAGTACGAGGGCATGTACCGAGTCCTCAAGGTAAACACCACCTCGCTGCTGCTGGATGCTGCTGGTCCGGACTTCGCCTCGATCAACTGTGGCGGTACGGTCATCCGCGTCACCGATGTGCGCCTGCACTTCGCTCGGGTCATGGACTACACCCGTCACGTCACTGAGGTCACGGGTGGCCGAGGCGTCTCTGACAGCAATAACGCTGTCCCGGTCTACGTCTCTGGCTCTAACACTGTCGGTGTGTCCCAGTCCACTGGCACGGCAACCACTCAGTGGAACGCTGCAGGCTGGGGTGGTTACCTGGTGGCTGATGTGGCCTCTGCTGCCCTCACTGCCACCACCACTACCGCTGCAATCGCTCCTGGTGTCGTCAACAACGTCGGTGTCTACGCTCACTCGTTCAACGTCGTGGTCACCGCCGCTACCGGCACCACTCCCACGCTCGATGTGGGTGTGGAGGAGTCCATCGATAACGGCACCAACTGGGTGCGTATCTACGACTTCCCGCGCATCAGGACTACGGGCTCGTGGACCTCGCCACTGATCCGCGCCCAATTCGGTACTCGTTACCGCTACGTGCAGACGGTGACTGGCACATCTCCCTCGTTCACCCGAGCGATCAACCGTGTGCAGTTCTCCTCCAACGGTCCGCTGTTCCGTCGCTACATGGATCGCTCCATCGTGCTCACCACGCTGAACTCTGTCACGCCTACCTACATCGTGGAGGGTGCTGAGCGCTTCATGCTGGCGATCTCTCTGGGTGCGGGTGGCACGACCTTCCCGGTCCTTCAGCTCGAAGGCTCCGAGGACGGTGGCACCACCTGGTTCGCCATCGGTGCTGGTCTGACTGGTGTGGCCTCCTCTGTGGTGAGGCAGACCTACAGCGGCGAGATGCCTGCCATGGTCCGTGCGCGGGTCTCCACTGCTGGTGTCGGTGTCACGGCTGACTACGTTCTGATTAAGGCCATCGGAGCCTGAGAGGGGGATCGCATGCCTGAGAAAGCTGCGTATCGACTGGCAGTGATGGCCCTAGGCATGCGAATGATCGGGGCTGTTCTCGCCCTGTATGCGATAACTCAGGCAGTGATTCTGATCTTCGCTGGCAAGGACCGCTTCAGTGCTCCTGGCTGGACCGTGGCTATGCAGATCCCAGGAGCGCCACATAGCTGGGGAGTAGTCCTCGGTCTGGCTGGGTTAGTGCTGGCCACCGCTGTAGCCAAGGAACACTGGCGGGTAGCTTCCTGGGCTGCCTTCGGGGCGGGTGTCTGGTCCATGTTCTTCGCAGTGACCTTCTACCTTTCAGCCATGAACAGCGGGCAAGCCAGCCTTACCGGTATCCCTACGTATCTGCAGAACGCGCTGATCTTCGTAATTCTGGGGGTCACTCTTAGATCGCTAAGGACGTAGCACATGAGAACTGATCTGTTCTCGCACTCCAGACACCCTTTCGAGGTCTTCATCCTGGCCCTGTGCGAAGCGTCTACTCTCCCCACCATCGCGGGTGTAGTCCCGCCTCCGGGCACCATCATGGCCTTCGTGCCTCACGTCGTGGCAGCGGCGTGGGCGTGGGTCGTCTTCATCGGCGCTGGAGTAGCGCTCCTCAGTGTTTTCTTCAAGAACCGAGGGACTGGCCTGATCATGGAGCAGCTCGGGCTGGCCTTCACCGGGCTGGCCTGCATCTTCTATGGCCTCGCTGTCGGCTACTTCACCTACCCTCGCGGGGGGCTTATATCGGCAGGCATCATCTGCGGCTTCGGTATTTCCTGTCTGGTGCGTTGCTGGCAGATCCAGAAGTACCTGGACAGCATCCACAGCATCGCTAAGAAGGTCAGGCGGCGTGCCCACTGATGGAAAACGTCCCAGTCTGGCTACAGGTCGTCACAGCCGTATTCGGCTCTGGCCTGCTCACGGCTGTGGTCACTGCGCTCTTCAACAAGCGCAAACTGACTGCTGATGCCGCCAAGATGATCACCGATGCTGCAGCATCAGTAACCCAGACCATGAGCACACGCCTGCAGGAACTAGAGGCCAAGGACCGAGAGCGAGAGCTTGCCGAGAACATCTTTCGGCAGAAGCTAGAAATGCATGAAGCCTGGGACAGGAAACTAGTAATCAAGATCAGGCAGATCGACCCAAACGTGATCATCGAAGATCCTCCGAGCCTGCGCTAGTCCATCTTCGTACCCTTGAAGAAAGACCCCTCGGAAGGATCATCTATGTCTCGCTGCGCTACGACTACCTGGCGGGGAGTCACTGTCTGCGTCCACTCGGTCGCCAAGCTCAACGCCTGGGCCTCCGCTACCGGCTCGATCTACATCAAGCCCATCCAGGGCTGCTACTCCACCGCTGTGGCTGCCTCTACGGGCACGCACGCTGGTGGTGGGGTCTACGACATCGAGATGGACCCGTACTCGATCTCACAGGGCAACTGGTGTGTGGACCAGGGCCGCAAGCTCAACCTGGTGACCTTCGGGCGCTGGTGGAACGGCAACCACCACATCCACCTGCTCGACCCTGCCTGCCCCACCATGTCTCCTGAGGCTGAGGACCAGATGGTCCAGTTCGGCAATGGTGAGACTGGTCTGGTGGGGATCGACAAGGACCCCTGGGATCGGCGCAGTGCCGCAGCGATCATGAAGCTCTACGCCAACCGCAACAGCGCTCCGACTCCTGCCCCAGCCCCTGCACCTGTTCCGGGTGCAAAGGTGGACTACACAGTGCCCTACCAGCTCACCGCTGGCTGGTATCCCTACCCCGGCAAGATCGGTGCCAGCTACTACGGCCCGAGCCACACCAACACTCCCTGGTACTCCGGGAAGGTGGCTGGCGGTAGCAACCAGGGCGTAGGGGCCTCTGGGGCTCTGGCTCTGAGCTGGGTTCGTGGTCACATCCAGCGCATCCAGAAGGTGACCGGTACTCGGATCACCAGCCTCTACGAGGTCAACACCGTCAACGCTGTCATCGCATGGCAGAAGCGCAACGGCCTTACCCCTGACGGAATCGTCGGGCCAAAGACCTGGGCTGCAATGGCTCGGTCCAAGAACCAAGGGAAGTAATCATGTCTAACTTTCTAGAGTCCATCGTGGACACCCTGCCTGCAAAGGCGCAGCCCTACGCCAAGACGTATGCGGCATCTGTGATGGCTGCTCTCACAGTCATCTCTGCTTCTGTCCCCGACGCTCCCCACTGGCTGACCATCGTGCTGGCCATTCTGGGCGCTCCGGTCGTCTTCGGCACTCCCAACAAGGACCCGCTGGCCAAGAAGCAGGACGAGTCGGTCCAGCCTCCTGACGCCTCTGTGGTGGAGACTGACACGCCCAAGGCGCTCAACGCTGATGGCAATGGGTTCTAACTTCCGTAGGGTTCAGATCAAGAAGATGTCGCCCGACCCCTCTACCCTGCACGTAATGGGTGGAGTGGGTCGGAAGCGCAAGCGCGGCAGACTTAAGAAAATCACCAAGGAGTGACATGAGCGGGGCTTTCTTCACTAACGAGACCTATGCCCGTGGAAACCAGGCATACGTCGCGGCAGTGGAAGCCCTGGCAGCAGCGGCAGAAACGGCTAGCAGCTCGCTGACCACGTTTTCCCAGGACGGACAGCCTGTAGCAAATGCCAACGGTGATCTATGGTTCGACACCAACGACGGCAACAAGCTGTACCGATGGATGGGTGACTACGGCAACGTAGCTCGGACCAACTACGCACCCAACCCCAGTCCGGTTTACAACTCCACTGGCTGGTCTGCTGTTCGAGGCGCGCTCTCCACTGACACCACGGTCACTATCAACGGTCGGTCGATGTGGAAGGTGCTGATTAACGACCTCACCACGGTCGGGGATCTCTCCCAGTGTCTGCAGTGGACTGCTCGCACCGTCACCGTTACTGCAGGCGACACGTGGACGATGACCGCGTATGCGCGTTCATCTGCGCTCTCGGGCATTACCCGCTATCGAGCACGTATCCAGTGGCGAGATAACGCAGGCAACCTGATCGCCACTTCTGATGGTGTGGTCATCACCTCTTCTGCCCCGGACAACATCATCAAGGTTCCGGTTACTGACACCGTGCCCGCTGGTGCTACCAAGTTCGACTTCCTCATCGGTCCATTCGATGCTGGTGAGCTGAACATCTCTGACGCCTTCTGGGTCGGTGATGTGATGTTCGAGAAGGCCAGTGACACCGGGCTCTACTTCGATGGTGGCATGTCGAATGCTGCCTGGAGTGGGACAGTAGGAAACAGCTCTTCTACCTTCACTCCTGCCTGGGTGGTGACCACGCCTGCTGGTTCCATCGGCGCTCAAGGTCCCGCTGGACCTGCTGGACCTACTGGACCGACTGGACCTACTGGTCCTGCTGGTGCCCCAGCGGGCCTGGTGGTTCTTACTGCCAATGCTCAGGTGCTGGCTCTGGCTACCGGAGCTTCGGCTACCACTCCGACCACTGCCACTGTGACTGGCTCTGGCATCAACACCACCATCGCCAACTGGACCTACTCAGTCGACGGTGGGGCTTTCGCTGCCGCCGTGCCTGCAGGAGTGAATCGCAACTCCAACACGGTAACCATTACTGGTTCGACCATGACGGCCAGAACCATCACCGTCCAGGCTGACAATGGCGCTGGCGTGGCTGACACTCTTACCGTCGCCAAGGTCTCTGATGGCGCAACAGGATCACAGGGGCCGACTGGACCTACGGGTGGCACTGGTGCTGCAGGCACAGATGCCTACACCGTCATCCTGTCCAACGAGGCTCAGGTCTTTCCTGGGTCCACTACCGCTGCGCTGGCTGGCAACGCTACCTGCGCGGTGATGGCCTACAAGGGCACTACGCAGAAGTTCGCAACAGTCGGGACGATCACGGGCCAGATCGCTGGTCAGATCACCGCTTCTGTCGCAAACAACACTGGCGTCGCCAACCCGGTCATCACCGTCTCGGTCACCACTGCACTGACCCAGCAGAGCGGCACGCTCACCATTCCGGTCACTGTCGACGGAATCACCTTCACCAAGCTCTTCGCATGGTCGGTCTCCTACATCGGAGCAACTGGTGCCACTGGTCCTCAGGGATCTACCGGTGCAACGGGCTCTCAAGGCCCTGCTGGCGCTCAGGGACCTACTGGCCCCACTGGCCCTACTGGTCCTGCGGGCTCTACGGGCAAGGGCATCACCTCATACACGCCCTACTACCAGGCCAAGACCACAGGCTCTGCTGCTCCTGCGCTGCCGACAACCAACCCTCCCGGTGGGACATGGACGGCCACTGAGCCCACCTACGTAGCTGGCACTGAGCTGTGGAGAACCGACCTGGTCCTCTACAGCGACTCCACTTACGGCTACACCGCTGTCGCCAAGTCCTCGTCCTACGCCGCCGCTGTAGCCGCTATGACTGCTGCCAACGGCAAGAATGCGATCTACTACCGCAACACTGTGCCGGGGACGCAGACCAATATTCCTGGTGATGTCTGGTACCAGTTCAGCGGCTCAGGTCTGCTCATCGGGATGTGGATCGGTCAGGGTGATGGCGCTGGTGGTTCTGGCACCCAGTGGCAGGTGCAGACCATCCAAGACACCGTGCTGGGCAACATCAGCGCAGCCAAGCTGAATGCCTACAGCATCAGTACTGACAAGATCGCACTGGGCGTGCTGCGTCAGAACCCGATCAACAACTCGGGATACGAGGAGAACTTCACCTGGACCCAGCTCACTGACGCTGGGCAGGGCAACACCGCTCAGTGGCGCTACGGGGCCAGCACAAATGGTCAGGTCGATCTGGCTGGGCTCACCTACGCCCACTCAGGTAACTACGTGGCTCGGCTGTACATCAAGCCTGGGGGAACCACCGCAGACACCGCTGACCTGTACACCAACGCCTTCGCAGTTCAGGCAGGACAGTCCTACAAGCTGCATTTCGCAGCGGCTTCTACCGGTACTGGCGCTGCAACCACTGGTACCGGTGTCCCCAAGTTCTATGTGGATGCCTGGTTCGGTACCACCGCCTCTAACGTGGCCGCTACTGCCTCTGCGCAGAACCTCGTGACTGATGGCGAAAACACCTACTTCCAGCCGATCACCACCTGGGATCAACTAGACGGCAACGGCAACCTCATAGCCAGCTATGCAGCATCCATCCCGGCTGCCAACTGGACCGAGAAGTCGGTCCAGATCGATATCCCTGCTGGGCAGGCAGATCTGTGGTGCGTGATCCGCTTCCGCAGTACCAACAACAACCCCGACACAGCCATCCTCATCGATGACGCTTCGTGCATGCTGATGAATGCTGGTGGTGGCATGGAGATCACTCCAGCCGGTATCCGCATCTTCGACAACTCTGGTGAAGAGGCTGTGGCCCTCGTCGCAAACCGTCCGAGCGCTCTGAACGTGGTGCAGGACGGCAACACCGTGGCAGCGGTGAACGATGACGGCACTGCTGCCTTCATCTCAGTGGACGCCACTCAAGACATGTCCATCGCAGGTTCTCCACTGATGGGCGGGTATCGCTTCGGCTTCGGTAACCGAACCTGGGGCAGTGGCTGGGATTCCAACCGTGACCAGACAGTCAACCCAATCGGCGCTATCGAAGCCATGTCTGGTGGCATCATCGCGCACGTCAATACGACCCCCTCTAACACTGGTCTACTCGCTGCTGGCGCTTACCAGCGCATCGCCCAAGTGAACGCCGACCTGGAGATGGGCCGTCTCTACACCGTGCGTACCAGCCCCCTGCTGGTTACTGTTCCTACCGGCGCAGTCGTAGCTCTGATCCTGCGCTATACAACGGATGGCACTGACCCAACAGTCTCCGGCAGCATTCTGGCTCGCTGCTATACCGTAGGTGCTGGAAACACCACTACTCTTCAAATCGCTGACCGAGCAGTGGCTGGCACGTCTAACCAGCGAGATCTGCGTATCCTGGCTCAACTGTCTTACCTGTCTGGCACTGGCACGGTGACTCCGGTTCAAGACCAGTTCCTGATGTCGGTCTACGACATCGGTTATCAGCCCGATCTCTCCACTGGTACCGGCATCTCTGCTACTACGCAGGCCGCTGCGCAGCCCGCCACGGTGGTGACCAAGAAAACCTACGTCTCCACCTGGACTGCCAACTACAGCCAGACGCGCCGTGGCACTTCCGCATCGCTGGGGGCCAACACAATCAACCCGACTTCCTACACCGGGTCGTCTACCATGCTGGCTGGCTACTACTCGTCCACGAACGGCAACCAGTACAGTCTGGCTTCCTTCACCAGCGCTAACTCCACCGGTAGCGAGACGGGCAGGACCATCAGTGCTGCGCTTACCAACGCGACGGTCAGCAAGGTGGAGGTCTACATCAAGAACTCCTCGTTCTATGCCAGCGCAGGCGGCTCGCAGCGCTTCGGTATGACCTCGCTGACCAGCATCCCTACCTCTGGCACGCTGACTCAGCCGTCCACCACCTACACAGGTGCCATCTCGTTCTCGCCCGGTACTGGAAAATGGGTCACGCTCCCCTCTGCGGCTAACAGCGTGGTCCTAGGCGGTGGCAGAGTCTGGATGTGTGGTCCTGGCGGTTCTGGGTCTACTACGTCAAACTCGCAGTCTTATTACTCAAAGTGGGTTAACCATGCTGCGAGCAGCGGTAAGCCCATGATCCGCATTACCTACTCGAAGTGAGGAAGAAATGTCCTACCACCAGCAGTACCAGGCTTCTCAGAACGAGGCGTTCAAGGGCCGAGTAATCGCCTGCGTTCGGAAGACGGCAGAGTTCGTCCTCAACGAGGCAAGCAGCACTCCGAGTTACCAGCAGCGGCGTAATCTCGCGCAGGCGATCATCGCTGACCCCTACCGTGATGACATCATCAACCTGTTCATGTGGGAGTGTGTGGTCAACGGGACTATCGAATCCAGCCTCGATGACACCGGGATCTCTTCTTCCCCCGACTCTGACTTCGAGTACGTGGTGAACTCTGTCTGGAACACTGTGGTGAACCTCGGCCACTGGTGATCTAGCGTCTGCCGCGATGATGTTCCCTAGGAGGCATTCATGAGTTTCAACCGTGATTTCGCGGCAAAGTACTTCGACATCGTCGCCAAGATGGACGACGATACCGCCGCTATGTTCCAGAAGATGGTCGTCCACGGTGTTCTCATGGAGGACCTGGAGAACAACCGTCGTACTGTCAGTAAGGCTGTAGGAGAGATCCTCGGAGAGATCCGGGAAGAGGTCAGCAAGTCCCTGCAGTCTCGTGAGGGTCAGCCTGAGGCTGTGGCTGCTGCTGCTCTAGTGGGAGTGGTGAGCAAGTCGGGGACCAACTTCGAGGAGCTGTACCACAAGCCCCAGCCGCGTGGGAACAATGGTCGCTGGACGGTGAACTTCTCTGCGTCTCGGGAGAAGAACAAGCCCAGCAAGGCTGACAAGCGAGCCAAGCAGAACGTGTCGGTCGGGAACTTCGATGTCACCAACGCGCTGGCACGCACCGGGCAGGAGAGCAACCGGTTCTCGGACAAGTGGCACGAGCGAGGCCAGGAGGACTCCACCACCGCTGGTGTCTACAGCCGCATCGAGGCAGGCAGCCATGCCCTGTCTCAGGTCGGTAACGCCACTGGGAACGCCAAGCTTCGTGTCGCTGGTGACGTAGGTCAGTTCCTGGGTCAGTACGGTCCTCAGGCTGAGGCCATCATCGGCCCGCACATGCGCCGTACCGCTTACCGCTACCGGGGCACTGAGCGCGTTCCTGACAACGAGCTGGCCAGGATTCAGCGTGACCAGGTGGCCAACATCGGTCGCAGGGAGGGTCTGACCTCTAACGCGCAGTTCACCACTCCGATGATGAACACGGCTGCACACCAGGCTGCGGTCAACTACCTGTCCAAGCGAATCCCCCAGAAGTCGCTCGCTGAGCTGCAGGCCAAGTCGGGCAAGATCCCGCCGTCTGAGGGCGTCATCATCAATGGTGACGGCAAGATCATCACGCAGGCTGTCGGCTACATGGATGACCACTACCTGCCCTTCAACCTCAAGAACCTCAGGGGGCTGCAGGGTGGCGCTTACGTGCGCACGCGCTCTTCGGGCGGTCTGACCTCTGAGGACATCTACACCGGTCTGGTGTCAGGTGCTCGTAGTGTCACGGTGGTCTCTCGCTCGGGTGTCTTCACGATGGACTTCGAGGATGACTTCCGTGGTGGCCGTCGCTTCAACGACAAGGCCGCAGGCATGGTCAGTCGGTACGCTCACACTCTCGACGCGGTTCAGTCCAAGCAGGTGACTCGTGCTCCGATGAGCATGGAGGACCGCCTCCGCATTCGTGATGAGGTGGAGCAGGAGTTCGATGGCTTCACCCCGTCTGAGATCGAAGACGAGATCAAGCGTCGGACTACTGAGGCTCAGACCCGTCCTACGCTCTCGCGCTCTGAACTGGATGACATCAACAGCAAGGCCGCTGCTGCCGCTGCTGAGGGTGGCCGTGGTCCGCGTGGTCAGTTCTCTGAGCGTGAGTGGACTCGTATCTCTGATGACCCCAAGAAGCGCTTCCTGGCTTACAAGGGCCAGATGATCGAGGACGCTCTCCGGGACAAGGAAGCCACCAAGTTTCAGCTCGATGGCGAGGGCTACGCAGTGGCTCTGGACGCTCTGCGCGAGCAGTACCCGTACTACATCCAGAACGTCCAGTACATCCACAACAAGGACCCGCGTGCGCGTGACATGGGTCTGTCTCCCGAGACGGACTCTGGATACGTCAAGCCCAGGTACAACCGTCCTACGGCTGCTCAGGCTGGCTGGTACGGCGAGAAGATCGGTGCGAAGAAGCACTCTGCCGAGCAGACCAACTACCAGAACTGGAGCCAGCGCGGTCACAAGCTGACTCCGGTCCAGCAGGCTGCAGCCACCGCTACTCCTGAGGGTGAGGGGACCACCGAGGAAGGCGCAGTCAAGAAGCCTGCCAACCTTCGTGCTGCTGCCGAGAGGGGCCGTCGCTCGGTTCAGGTCCAGAACCAGATCAAGGAAGCCGTCAAGATCACCAAGGTCGCCAAGGCGAACAAGGAGCTGTTCCCGACCCTGAACGCGGCTCAGTCCAGCGATGAGAAGCTGGACCAGATCGTCAAGGACCACATCCAGTCCTCCAAGCTGATGGATGAGATGAAGTCCTACGCCGACGAGCTGGAGAGCGCTGGTCAGAACGAGGCAGAGACCAAGAGCTTCCAGAGCCGTGCGAGCCAGATTCGTTCCAAGCTGAAGACCATCGCCCATCTGAAGCTTCCTGAGGGCAACGTCGTGTGGAACCGCAAGGAGTACAAGGGCGAGCCTTCTCCCGCTAGCACCTACCAGTTCGTCGGCCCTGCCTACATTCTGGGCTCGGATGCTGGGGTCTACCAGCGCACATGGGGTCAGCTCACCAAGGAGATCGAGCAGCAGAATCCTGGGATCAAGGTCCCCAAGGACGATGACAAGCTGCGTGATCTCGGTAACCGATTCGGTGAGATGTGGAAGCTGGCTGACTCGAACGCGGATGAGGAGACGCTGGTCGAGCGACTCACCAACCTCAACCCGACCTGGACTGATTCGCAGACCTCTCGCACGGTTCGCCTGATGAAGGACAACCCCGCTGAGGCTAAGGATCGGTGGTCTATCGGTGCTGAGCGAATCGAGCGACTGCGTCGAGTCCTGGCCTCCGGTGGAGATGCTGTCGAGAAGCCTGCTCCTGCTCCTGCTGCTGCTGCGGAGCCTCAGGTCACCTCTACCAGTTCCTCCACTCCTTCTGGCGCTTCGCAGTACGCACACATGCCCAAGGCTGACCAGGAGCGCACTCAACTGATCGCTGACATGGTCGACTGGGAAAAGCGATCCCGCGACAAGGAGACGCAAGACAACCTTCACCAGCTCCGGACTGGAATCATGAAGGGCAGTCAAGATGAGATCTACGACGCCCTGGCCAACCTGCGTGAGATGGACGACGAGGGCACCAAGGTGATCATCGAGCGAATGAAGAAGCTGGGGCTGGTGCATGACGACTTCGACTTCGAGTGAACTCACTAATCCGTATGAGCTACAGGACCCGCTGGCCCTTAAGGACCCGCTGGTTCTCACCCCACCGGAGCAGCAGGAGTACACCCGCCTGTCTAACCAGCGAGACTTCTCCACTCTGGAGAAGGTCGGACTGGCGCTAGGTGCTGCCTTCCTTCTGCATCGAGCAATCATGTCTCGGGTCATCAAGGAGAAGGCTGGATCTGAGCCTCGGGTCTCTACCCTGGAGATGATCGCAAACACCACTGCGCAGTCCCTGATGCTGAAGTGGGTGGGCATGGCTCTACCTCCGCTGCTGGCTGGCTACCGGATCGGTGTGAAGGAAGCCAAGGCGGGTCAGATCCCCGAAAAGGATCTGTACGAGATCGCTGAGGGATATGCGCGTCAACTGGGGGAGCACTACAACGAGGTCTCTACCGAGGCCATGCTTATGGGCTTCCAGGCGCAGGTGAACCGCAAGGTTCCTCCTGCTCGGGCTGCTCGCATGGTGGCTGAGGCTTTCGGTGTTCCTCCGCGTGCGATGAATGCGCTGGTCTCCATCTGGAACTCTGAAGACCCAAAGCGGTTCACCTCGGTACTGCAGGACTCGGTTCGTGATGTCCGGGCAAAGACCTTCATCGACGCTCAGCTTCGTAACCGGGCTGGGCAGGTGGCTGAGGCAGAAGCCTGGAGCACCAAGTCGCAAGCCAAGCAGGTCGTCTGGGCCTATGGCGTGCAGAAGGGGATTATCCCTCCGGATGCTCGACGGGTCTGGGTAACTGCCAAGGACGAGAAGGTCTGCAAGCACTGTGGCCCGCTGCACCGTAAGCGGGTGGAGGTCGGGGAAACCTTCGACACAACCCTCGGCAAAGCCTGGACACCACCTCTGCACGTCAACTGCCGCTGCGACGTGATCCTGGAGTACACGAGTGCTCCTCGCCTTCAGCTCGCTAAGAGGCTTCGCAAGATCACGGTCTCCAAGAACCAGCCGGGTGATCCATACAACCGTGATACCCATGGTCACTTCGCTCGTCGGGAGACCCGTCATCCTGCCCATGGCAAGGCAGAGGTTCCGCTATACGCCACCGCTGCTGCGCCTCCGCATGAGGAAGAGCAGAGGGTGCAGGAGGCTGGTCAGGAAGTTCCTCCGCACCGCAGTGATCTGTCTCAGGTGATGCGGCAGAAGAAGGGCGACCTGCGAGAGGTCATGCGGGCGGCTGAGGAAGAGAAGGGTGCTGAGCGTGAGGCAGAGGCCAGCCCGCTACGGGAGACCGTAGGCAGGGAACTGGGACAGCGCCAGATCGGTCAAGCCAGGACCATCGGTCAGGGAAGGTCCATCGGCCAGGGTCGTGAGGTAGGCCGTAGGGCTGAGATCGGTCAGCCTAGGGAGATCGGCGCTGGTGCTGAGCTGAGGACCACTGGGCGCGAACTCGGTACCAAGCGTCGTGAGATCGGCGGTACTGCCCGTGAAGTGGGTCGCATCCAACTCAGTGACACCGTGGTCGGACGCCAGATCGATGAGGCAGTCAGCAGGCTTCTGGAATACCACAAGACGGACAAGGGCGATAGGTACCTGCCGTTCGGATGGCAGCCTGCCGAGTACCCAATTCTCTTCATCAAGCCCGCTGCGGAAGGTCTGGTCGGCAACGGAGTCATCCTCGATGAGCGGGATGACAACGGATTCCGGGTCGGTGAACGCGCTCTCGGCGGTCACCAGGTTCTTCAGGACAAGATCCAGGCTGCCTGGGATGACGCCATCACTGATGAGCTCGAAGAGTGGGAGCACGACAGGAGCAGGAAGACATTCGTTACTGATGGCATCAGGTTCGATGCGGATGACAACGAAATGCTCCATGACCTCATGCTGAACGCTGCCTACAGCGTTTCTGGGCGTGGATCAAACGAACTCTGGCTGCTGGAAGGTACAGACGCTGAGGGCCACACCATTCAGCGTCCCTTTACCACTCAATACCTGATTAAGAAACTGGCGCTCGAAGCGAAAACAGACGAAATGGTTCCCACCATAGTGGTCACAAATGCGGTTCGACCGATGGAGACAGAGGAAACCATCGAAGGCTGGAAGAACCCCGGTAACTGGGTTCCCGACTACGACGCTCCAGATCTGGAACTGGAACAGGCCAGCCACCTTCCAGTGACCATCGTCTACATGAAGCCGCAGGACTAGCGGAGAACAGGAACATGGAACCATGAACCCCACTCTTAAGCTCGTGCAGAAGAACCGTGACGAGGTGCTGTCCGTCGCGGAGCTTCTGTACGGGGATGGAGCCTGGGAGATTTCCAAGGCTCTCACTGATCGGCAGAAGCGTGTGGGCACTGCTGCGCTTAGTGCTGTCGGTGCTACTGCTGGCGCTGCTGGTCTGGCATATGCCGGTAAGAAGTTCGGTGAGGCAGCTGTTCCTGCCTACAAGGCTTCCAAGAAGGTCGGCAAGTTCCGCAAGGTGGGGGAAGCCGTTAAGACCGGTGCCAAGCACGAGCCCTTCGGTACTGCGCTGGTCCCGCTGGAGGTCGCTGGTCTCGGTGGTGAAGTGATGGCCACCAAGATCCTGCACAGCGACACCAAGCAGAAGAAGAACCCCACGGTCGTTAAGCGTCTTCGCCGTGCCGCTATGGAAGAGAAGATCTCCAAGAGCGACACTCCTGACATCCAGTGGCGTGGCGAGATCTCCAAGATGGACGACGACAAGCGACAGGTCTTCGGCTGGGCTTCCATCGTGGAGGTCAATGGTGAGCCTGTGGTGGACCTGCAGGGTGACTATCTCTCCGTCGATGAGATCGAAAAGGCCGCTTACAACTACGTGCGTAAGTCGCGGGTGGGTGGCAACCAGCACCAGAAGGGCGTTCATGTCTCGGACATGATCGAGTCCTTCCTGGTCACCCCCGAGAAGAAGCAGCAGATGGGACTTCCCGAGGACACCCCAACCGGATGGTGGGTCGGGTTTCAGGTGAACGATGAGGACACCTGGCAGCAGGTTAAGCGTGGCGAGCGCAAGGAGTTCTCGATCCACGGTTCTGGCATCCGAAAGGACATAGATCTATGAGCAGCATTTCAGTCTGGGGTGTCGATCATGGTGTCGAGATCTCCAAGAAGGACCCGACCGACCGGAGCTTTAAGGCTCAGGGAATCGCGTATACCGACAAGGCTGGGCGGGTTAACACTCGCCGGGAGATGATGCGCCGATCAGGTCTAGTCTCCCCGAGGTCTAAGGGTCACCGAGCTAAGAACTGGGGCACACTGGCAACCCACATGGGTACTGGCACTGCTGTCGGTGGCGCTCTGGGGGCCGCAGCGGGTCGCTCCCTGGGCAGCGTTAGGCAAGGCGCTGTCGCTGGGGCTGGACTCGGTTCATACGTGGGTCAGGCCACAGGAATGAGCAGCATCAACAACAGGGCTCGCCGTGGCGCTATTAAGGCTGGCATCAAGAATGGCGACCTTCAGACTGGTGTCCCTAAGGGCCAGATCACTGCTTTCGGACGCAGGAAGAGCCAATGACCCGTCCAATCCTGTCCGACGCGCAGATCGCTCGGCGTAAGAAGATCCAGGGAAACATCAGTCTCACGACTGGCACCCTAGGTCTCACTGCGCTGGGCATGCGAGGTGCTGGTGCTGCGCGGGGGGCAGGAAAGATCGGACGCACCATCCAGCGACTAACCCCGATCACTCATAACGCTGCAGCTTCAGAAAAGCTCAAGGATGCTTCTACAGGTGCCACTGTCGCTGCTGGTGGCATCGGCGGTGTCGGTGCATTCAACTTCGCCAGTTACACCAAGGCTGAGGCTCGCAAGAGACAGCCAAAGCCCATCGTAAAGGGATTTCAGATGCTCGACTTCGGTCTCTCTGGCACCACTGAGGTGTCCAAGGCAATGCCCATGCCTAAGGTCCCTGGACTGAAGGCTCCCATGGCTGCGATGGGCGTAAAGCCCGCTCTCAACGTCAAGCCGATGGCTATGCCCAAGCCGATGGGTCCTCAAGGCGCTCAGGCTCCCAAGACCTTCGGTGCTGCCACTTCTACCTACCGTCAGGCCGGTCCTGGGGCTCCCACCGGCAAGACGATACCTGGTGCTATGCCGGGTCGTCACCGTCAGCAGGGCGGGATGCTCTCTCGCCTTAGCCCCAACCAGAAGATGGGCGCTGCTGGTGGTCTGGGTCTGGCTGCTGGTGCGGGTGCGATGGCAATGGGTCAGCCCAAGCGTCAGAAGTTCGGTAAGAGCTACGACGAGGGATTCAACATCTCAGAGCACCAGCGTCGTGCCCGTGACTCCCGCCGCACCTACAACCGTGGCAAGAGCACTACAGGAGTCGGTGGTGCTGCCATTACTGGTTCTGCTGTTCTGGCAGGTGCCCGAGGCTCGGACTGGGGCACTGAGATTCACAACGCTTCCAACCTGGCCAGACACGCTGCTCAGTATCACGTCGGACCTCAAAGGATGTCTAAGCCAGGACGCAAGCTCGCACGTCGTGCTCTCGCCAGCGGTCTGAAGGCAAACCCTGCTGGGACTATGGCCCTGGCTGGTGGTGCTGCGATGGTCGGTGGTGGAGCCACGATGGTCGCAGGTCGCCTTAACGAGAAGCGGCACGACCACGCTGTTTCCCAGCTTCGTCGCCAGCGGATGAAGAAGTCTGCTGATGACCTGGTCTTCAAGGCTTATGACCCGGAGCGCAGTCGTCAGCGTCGAATGTCCGCTTACCAGAATGGTGCAGTGGCGGGAGCTGGTGCTCTGGGTGCAGGTTCTGCAACCCATGTTCGATTCGCTGCCATGCACGCTCGTAAGGCTCGTGCCGCCGAGAAGACTGCCAGCAACTACAAGACCGAGACGCCCCACGTTCCGCCGCCTACCGGGCTTAAGAGCGAATGGGAGAACTCTGCTCGCAACAACTTCAGCCACGCCGAGCACAACGGTACGAAGGCAGGGCTTCTGGAACGAGCCCTTTCTAGCCGCAAGACCGCTAACGGGCACGCTGGAAAGGCTGCGCTTCTGGGTGCAGGCGCTATCGGACTCGGGGTGGGAGCAGACCGGATTCGCAGTTACAAGAGGGGCCGTGGCCGTTCTTACGGACAACTGAGAATGATCAATCAGTGAGGGTGTTGCACCCCTCTGCAAACTAAGAACGAGGTTTATGAGATGGCTCGCAAAGCTCGACAGATCAGCGGCCTGGAGATCGATGAGATCTCTCTGGTCGATAAGGGTGCTAACCAGCACGCTGTAGTCACCATCGCCAAGAGTGCATCAGGCGAGATGGAGGAAACGATGGACATTTACGACGAGCAGGGGAACCCGCTCGACCTGGATGCCCTCAACGACGGCGACGTGGTCTACGACGCGGACGGCGAGGCATACCAGTTCACCCTCGATGAGGAGTTCGAGGAGGAGCGCGAGCCCGAGCTCGTCGGCAAGTCCTTCGAGAACCCCTTCCGGCGTAATGAGACGGTGCGCAAGAACGCTTCGTCCCCCTCCTTCGTGGAGGACCTTCGCTCGGAGCTTTCCAAGGCTCTCAGCGACTCTGACCGTGACCAGGTCATCACCAAGGCTTTCGGCACCATCGAGGTTCTGCACGAGCAGGTCTCGAAGGCTCAGCAGGCTGCCGAGCACGAGCGTCAGGTTCGCCTGCACCGTGAGTACTCCGAGATCGCCAAGAGCTACGGCCTTCCCTTCCAGGACGACGTTCTGGGTGGCGTTCTCATGCGCGCTGCGGAGAACCTCAGCCGCGAGGACTGCGAGGTCATCGCCAAGTGCCTGGAGGCGGCTGGTGAGGCTGTCTACATGGAGACCGGCAACATCGGTGGCGGCTCCAACTCGGATGTCTACGACCAGGTTTCCGCTTACGCGAGTGAGGCCGTTTCCAAGGGCTTCGACGCTTCCACGGAAGAGCTGACCGCAGACTTCTTCATGTCCAACCCGGAGGCGTACGACGAGTACCTCTCCGAGCGTTTCTGAGATCAAAGGAGGATAGAAAATGAGCTACGACGAGAGCCTCCGGTCGATCTCCCTGAACGCGGACTCTTCGCTCGCTGTCTACACGGGCGTCCCTGGACTGCCGGGTAGCGCGAACCCGAACTACGGCTTCCAGTACCGGTTCGTCAAGGTCACTGGTGCAAACCAGGTCGGCCTCAGCACTGCAGGTGCTGACGACTCGGTCGGTGTCATGCAGAACAAGCCCCAGGTGACGGGGCAGGCCGCGACGGTCGCTATCGCTGGCGTTACCAACGTCATGTGTGGCGCTGCTGTCACGGCAGGTCAGAAGGTCGAGGCCGATGCAACTGGCCGAGGCATCCCACTCGCCGCGGGTAAGGCAAAGGGAATCGCGCTGGCAACCACCACTGGTGCCAACCAGCTCGTCCCCGTCCTGCTCCTTCTCAACGGCTGATCGAAAGGAGTAGAGACGATGAACCCCACCCAGAGCGATCTGCACATCAATCAGCCGCTCACGAACGTCTCGGTCGCGTATATCCAGAAGGCTGACGCCTTTATCGCTACCAAGGTGTTCCCGAACGTCGCTGTTCAGAAGCAGAGCGATCTGTACTGGAAGTACAGCAAGTCCGACTGGCGTCGGACGGACGTGAAGCGCCGTGCCCCCTCGACCGAGACCCCCGGTGTCGGCTGGAACGTGGACACGGACACCTACTTCGCGCACGTCTACGGCGTCCACAAGGACATCGATGACCAGCTTCGTGCGAACGCGGACTCCAACTTCCGCCTCGACTCGGACGCGACCTCCTTCGTCACGAACCAGCTTCTTCTGAAGCGGGACATCGACTGGGCTGCGACGTTCTTCAAGGCTGGCGTCTGGGGCACGGACTACACGGGTGTGGCTGCTACCCCCACGGGTAACCAGTTCCTCCAGTGGCACCTGTCCACCTCGGACCCGATCTCGCAGCTCGCTACCCTGCAGATCAACTTCATCCAGCAGACCGGCTTCAAGGCCAACACGATGGTCCTCGGTGCGAACGTCCTCAAGGCGCTCAAGAACCACCCCGGCATCATCGACCGAATCAAGTACACCCAGAAGGGCATCGTGGGGACTGACCTCCTCGCCACGCTCTTCGACGTGGACAAGATTCTGGTCTCCTACGCCACTGTCGCCGCTGGCCCGCAGGTTCCGGACGCTCGCGCCCAGGACGCTGCTGCCACCTACGGCTTCATCTGCGACCCGAACTCGGTTCTCCTCTGCTACACGCCGTCGAGCCCGAGCATCATGCAGCCCGCTGCTGGCTACACGTTCACCTGGAACGGTTACCTCGCTGGCAACGGCCAGGGCATCCGGATCTCCCGGTTCCGTCAGGAGCACATCCGCTCCGACCGTATCGAGGGTGAGATGACCTACGACATGCGCGTCATCTCCAAGGACGTGGGCGTCTTCCTCGCCAACGCGGTCGCCTGATCGCTGACTGATTAAGACCCAGAGGGGGCTGTGGGCTACTGGCTCTCAGCCCCCTCTCGTCGTAGTAGGAGAAAGAATGATCAGCGTCTGGGGTGTGGACCACGGCTCAACCGTGTCCAAGAGCATAGGTAGTGCCCTGGTGCATCTCCCTGGAGAAGCGCCTAAGGGACCACCCGCCCTCGAAGGCAAGGTCCGGTTCCACCAAGGTAAGCGAACGAGCTTCGGTCGTACTGGCCCTCGTAAGCCGCCTCGGGAGAACTTCGTCCCAAAGAACCCGGTGGCTGACAAGCGCGGTCTCGCCAGTGGTCGAGTTAGCTGGAAGAAGCTCGCCCTCGTCGGCGGTGGCAGTGGAGCCGCTGGTGCAGGTGTCGGCGCTCACCAGTCCCACTACAACTCCAAGCACCGGGATCGACCAATCGGGCGAGACACTACCGGCATCGCTAACGCTGCGGGCGGTACGGCAGCCGTTCCTCACCTCATCAGCGGTAACTACGCAGGTGTGCTGGGAAATGCCAGCATCGCTGCTGGTGGCGCTGCTGCTGGCTATCAGGCTGGTCGCAGGGCTGGAGATGCTTACTACAAGCGGAAGAAGCGCTGAGATGACCTTTAACAACGACAAGTACCGCGACCTTCTCTCTAATGGCATGCCGCACGGCGCTGCCAAGATTCTCGCTGACTCTGACACCCAGCCAGTTCAGGGTGGGGCTGTCACGGACGCCAAGGCTCTCAAGGTGGCCAGCACTATTCCGGGGACCTATTCACAGGCTGAGGTCCAGAACCTGCGAGATGACGTGCAGAACCTGCGAGGGACCGTAATGTCTCTTCTAACCGCCCTTAGATCCGCAGGAGTGATTAAGTAATGGTCAACTACCAAGGCTTCCCCGGTGTCGCCTTCATCGCAGGTCGTACCTTCCAGTCGGAGTACGGCACGCATGAGGCTGGCACTGTCGTGACGCAGGCCCCTCAATTTCCCAATCTGGATGTTCTGGTCTCGGCTGGACTCCTCCACCCGTACTCCCCTGGCAATGGTTACGACTACCTGCCCCCGCACCTCTTCTCAGAGACCAACGTCCTGGCTGAGGTCGAAGCTTTCATCGCTGGTGACCCCACCCCGGATGTCGAGCAGTATCAGGACGGCATCGTCCCTGAGGTCGTCATAGAGGCAGAGCAGCAGGCTGCTGATCAGGAGCAGGTCTACGAGACCATCCGTAACCGTAGCAACCTCATGCGTGAGGCCCGAGACGGTGACACCCGAGCGCAGCGTCCTCCGGAGGCTGTTAACCGACCCGCCACCAAGAAGGCTGCCGCCAAGAAGACGGCAGCTCCTACCCAGAAGGAAGAGAAATGACGGACAAGGACACGGCTCCCAAGCCCATCGCTGCCCCGGAGCAGTCTGAGGTCGCTCAGACTCTGGCCGATGGCAACTTCGAGGCGAAGCGGATTCTCGACAGCAACGCGGTCCAGCAGGGCGCTCACTTCGAGGGCGACAAGTCCACGGAGCAGAACAAGCCGCGCAAGCAGGCTGACCAGCTCGCTCTCCTGGCCAAGGAGCACGAGGCTGCCGTCAAGGAGCGCGAGGAAGAGAAGAAGAAGCTTCGCTCCGAGCGCGAGAAGGCCGAAAAGGACGCTGCTAAGCGCTGATGGCCACCTACTCCTACACCGAAGACCCGGCTAACAACCCGGTCGATGCCGTGCGCTTCCTCGTGGGGGATACGCAGGCTGATGAGTGGTTCCTGAGCGATCAGGAGATCATGTGGATCATCGACGTGTGGGTGGGCAAGAACTCCGTTTTCTACACCGCCTCGATGGCCGCTGAGTCCATCGCTGCCAAGTTCGCTCGTGAGGTGTCCACGAACGCTGACGGCCAGTCGGTCAGCACGAGCGAACTACAGCAGAAATATCTGGATCTTGCTGCGCGCCTTCGCCGCCAGCACGAGACGCTGCTCACCGGAGGTTTCGTTGATGTGGGCGGCATCAACGCCGGTGAGCAGCCTGATCCGACTGTTACTCCCCCTGCGTTCGGTACGGGCATGCACGACTTCTACGAGGCTGGTCAGCAGGATCTCGGTGATCTCGGTGGCGGTGTCCCCTGGCAGTGGGGTGACTATCGATGGTAGGAATCAGCACTTTCGGTCGCAGCTACGTCCGCAAGCGCGCTAAGGAGCGTCAGGACGACGCCTGCAAGATCTGGAAGCCGGGTCCAGTAGTAGTGGACAAGAACACCGGTAAGTCCAGCCGTCAGGTGCTAGAGGTCAAGTACGAAGGCCCCTGCCGCTTCTGGGAGGTGCAGGCCGGTCAACAGATCCTCGTCGGTGACGAGCAGATCACGATGACCCAGTCCTACCTCTCACTTCCCTATAACGCGCCCATCCCAGAGTCGGACGACGTAGTAGAGATCACCCGCAGTGACGACACCGACCTGATCGGTAGGACTGTGGAGGTTATCTCTGTGGTTCGCGGGGGTGGGCTGCGAGCTTCCCGCAAGCTCCAGGTTCGAGTCCGAGAGTCGAAGAAGTCCTCATGGTGATGGGTCCTGCTGCACGTAGCGACCTGGGCTCTCTAGTCCAGGCGCTGCACAATGCTGGGCAGGACATCAAGCAAGAGGCTCAGGAGATCCTGGAGAAGACGGGCGAGGAGATCGCAGAGAAGATGCGCGCCTACGTCCCAGTGGACACTGGCCGACTCAAAGAGTCCATCCGCGTCATCTCTGAGCCCGGTCGAGTCACTGTCGGCCCGGTAGGTGTGGAGTACGCCTACTACGTGGAGTACGGCACTGGCTCCCGTGGCGAGATGGCTGAGCTTAAGCCCGGTAAGAACAACACCATGATGTTCAAGCAGAAGGGCCAGTGGGTGGTGCTGCAGAAGCCCAAGGGTCAGCGTGCCCAGCCCTACATGCGCCCCGCTGCATACGAGGTTCTGACCCCTCTCGGTGTCCCCTATGCCGAGGCTGGAAAGCGGCTGATCAAGGGGAGCGCGAATGTCTAAGACTTCGTTCACCCGTGGTGACTTCACCGACTACCTGATCAGCCAGCTTTCCAAGGTGCTCCTCGTCGGAGATGGTGCAGCCCCTAGCGATGGCGGCTGGGATGACGACCCGAACCTTCCCACGTCTTCCTACGTGCCCTACGTGGTGCTTAACCCGCAGACCGCGCAAGAGGCCAGTGGATCTCTCGGTGATTCCAATTCGGAGTACCGGGTTCCCTACTCATTCTCGTATTACGGAGTGAGCCGGGGGCAGGTGGAGTTCTACGCCGACAAGGCCCGAAAGGTCATCGTAGACCTCGCTCGTACTGTAGTACTGCTAGGTGATTTCAACTGGAAGATCCAGCAGGCGAGGGTCAACTCCATCGGAGCTATCGGGCGCACCGACAGCACTGAACCAAGTGAGTTCACTCAGACCGACATCGTCGTTCTGTATGTTTCAAAGGAGATGTAATGGCTGAACCCAAGCAGAACAACAGGGGCTATGTCGTTCTGAAGAACAGCAAGACCGGCGCGATTCAGGAGTTCGTCCCTGAGTCTGTCGAGACGTGGCTGGATTCAGGATGGACCGTCGCCTCCGAGACCGAAGTCAAGAAGGCTGTGGAGAAGGGTGAGGTCGACCTCCCCAGCTCTGCGCTCACGAAGGAGAACTGAGCATGGCTCGCCTTATCCCCAACGAGAACGTCTGGGTGGGCTTCCTTCCTGCCGTGGCGAACCTCGCATCACCCTCGACGGCTGAGATCACCGCTGGTAAGAACCTCACCGGCTACCTCATCTCGTTCAACGCTTCCACCAACGGCAACACGGTTCCGACCCCGACTCTGGACAACCTCTTCGAGACCAGCGTCCCCGGTACGGTTTCCGCGACTGTCACCGCTGACTTCTACCGTGACGACACCGTGGGTGTCACTGGCGACCTGGCGTGGGTCACCCTCCCGCGCAAGACCAAGGGCTTCTTCGTCCTGTCGCGCTTCGGCACGGGCGGCACGGCTCCCGTCACTGGCACCAAGGTCGAGGTCTGGCCGATCACGGTCGTTTCCCGCACGATGGCCAACATGAGCAACAACTCGGTCATGACCTTCACGGTTACCTGTGCTGTCTCGCAGGTCCCGGTCGAGGCTGCAACCGTCGCGTAATCAGCAGTACCCACCCTCACCGCCCAGAGGAGAACAACAGAATGTCCGAAGTGAAGATCACCGCTGCTCGTCAGAAGCAGAGTGAGAATGACAAGCAGTCCCTGCTGGACAAGCTCAAGGGAAAGCGGCCTCGTCGCAAGACCATCGCAATCGATGTGTCGGGTGAAGAGGTGCAGATGACCTTCGAGGCCATTTCAGCTCACGAGCTAGACAAGCTTCAGACCAAGCACAAGCCGACGACCGAGCAGCGGGCGCGGGGGTTCGCATTCAACCCGAACACCTTCGCCCCTGCTCTGGTCGCGGCCTGCTCGGTGGAGCCGAAGCTCTCTCTCGATGACGCTCGGGAGATCTGGGAGTCGGAGTTCTGGAGCACGGGTGAGCTGAACCAGCTCTTCGACACCTGCTCCAACCTCTGCATGGAGGGCATGCAGGTCCCTTTTACAAAGAGCGACTGAGGAACGATCCCGAGTTCAGACTCGTCATGCGGTACTGCGTCGAAAAGGGCATACCGCATGACGACTGGCTTTCCTGGTCGCAGGAATCCCGAGCCAAACACCTTGCCACCCTGTTATTCGAGGGAGAGGTGTGTTCGTTGTGCGGGACAGCACAATGGGAGTGGGAAGAGAACAGGTTCGCGTACGAGGCAGAAGAGCATTTCTGTCAGGGCTGCTACATAAAGGCAGTCTCTAGCGAGGACAAGAACTCTCTCCCCGGTACGACGATCAACCTGGTCGCCCCTACCGAGCAACGTAAGGCCGAGAAGCTCCTGGCTGCACAACGGAGGGCCGAGATGGACTTCGGCCAGGGGGATGACGACTAGGAGACCGCATGGCTGGTGACCCGACTCAGCAGAATGTCGTCCTGACTGCTGACACCACCCAGTACCAGCAGTCGATGGACCAATCTGCGTCCAAGACTCAGGTTCTGCTGACTTCGGTCATGGCGCTCTCCAATGCCCTCGGAGAACTCACCAAGCGGGCTGGCCAGAAGATCGAACTGGTCGGTGCTGGCACTGCGGCTGCTCTGGCTGCTGCCACCTATCAGGCTGCAAACTTCGAGCAGCAGATGTCCCAGCTTCGTGCCCAGTCGGAGATGACCGGTCGGTCCTTCGACACCATGGTTCGCCAGACCAATAACCTGCGTGCCTCGGTCGGCATGTCTACGGGCGAGATCGTGAACCTCGTCCAGCAGCTCAACAACATGGGCCAGGGCAACTACAACGTCGAGCGACTCGCAACGGCGTTCATCAAGCTCGGTGCCGTTACTGGGGAATCGGTCTCCGGTCTAGCTGATGGTCTGATCTCCCTGCAGCGTGCAATGGGCACTACAGGAGCGGAGCAGACCGAGCGTTATGCCTCTGCTCTGGCTAACCTCTCGGCCAACGCTGGCACCTCGGCAGAGGGCATTCTGTCCTTCTCCAACGCCATCGCTCCCATCGGTCGTGTCGCTGGCATGACCCAGAACCAGATCATGGGTGTGGCTACCGCCTTCAACAAGGTCGGTGCTGATGGCTATGGCGCTACCACTGCCTTCAACAAGATGCTCACGGACATCACTCGGGCGGTCCAGTACGGATCTCCTGAGATCGCTGCTTACGCGAACCTCATCGGTAAGAGCACCGAAGAGTTCACCAAGATGTCCAAGTCTGATGCCATCGGTCAGATCTTCACGCAGATCAACAGCCAGGGTCCTGCAGCCATGAAGACCCTGGAGCGCCTCGGTCTCGATGGCCCTCGCACCCTGAAGTCCATCCAGGCTGTCGCTGCCGGTGGCGGTATCCAGCAGTCTGTGGATCAGGCGACCGCTGGCTACAACGACACTGGCAAGTTCGATGAGGCCGCTAAGAAGGGGATGGACACCCTCAATGAGGCTGCCCAGAGACTGAAGAACACCCTGGCTCAGATGGGTGAGGCATTCGGTTCTGGTCTGGTCGAGCCGGTTACTCAGGCACTCAAGGCCATCACCATGATCCTGTCCCCGATCAACCAGCTCCTGCAGATGCTGGGTAGCCTTCCCGGCATCGCTGGCGCTGCTGGTGCGGCGCTGATGGGTCTGACAGGGTTCGGAATCGCCAACCTCGGCAAGATGATGGGTCTGGCGGGCATCTCGCAGTTCGCGCAAGGCTTCGTCCGTCGTGGCTTCGGTGCCGGTCGAGCCATGGGCAACGAAGACCGGATGAACACCCGCACCCGGAATGCCTGGCGGTCCTACCAGGCTGGTGATGGCTCTAGGGCTCAGCGGGCTGGCTACACGGCTGGGGCAAAGCTGGGCAGCGCCTGGAGCGTCTCCCGAGCAATGGCTAGCCAGGGCGGCAGTAGAGGCGGCGCTCGCATGCCCGTCCTGCCCGTGCCTGGTAGCACCGTTCCTTTCGCTGGCCTCAACAGGAGCGCTGCAACCGCTGCAGGTCTCCTCTCCCCTGTTCCTGTGGAGGGCGGCGGGGCAGGTATTCGGGGTATCCGGGACTGGACGTGGCGTACTCCGTTCAATGCTGTCGTTCGTGGCGCTGGCAACATGGTGGGCAGCACTCTGGACACCCTGCGCCCTGGGGTACGGCAGAACGTCTTCGCCCGCCAGCCTGTCCTCGGGGGCGCAGGTTCCAGCCTCAAGCCCATGGACTACCAGAACATCCAGGCCAAGGAAGGCATCAACTCCGCTTCGGCAGGCTTCAAGAAGGCTGCCACTGCAGCTGAAGAGCACGCTCGCCAGCTTCGCAACACCTCTGGTGTGCTGAAGACCGCCACCAACGAGATGGCCAACGTCGCTCAGTACGCAGCAAAGGGCTACGCAGGTCTCGCTCGCACTGGTGCTGGGCTGGCGTGGCAGGGCGCTAAGCAGGTCGGTAGCGCTCTCGGTGGACCGACTCTCGCCATTATGGGCGGGATGATGCTGGCTGACGCCATCTCTACCAAGAACCAGCAGCAGAAGGCCGACCTGGAGGAGATCAGTAACGCTGGTCCGCTAGATGCTGCCGGTGGTGCTTACCGTGCTGCGCTAGGTGAGGCTGCCAAGGCCACTAGCACCTTCGCGGATGTCGTAAAGCAGAACGCTGCGCACATGATCCCGAACGCAGGGGCTGACTTCAACGGCCAAGTCGATGACGCGATGATGCGGCGCTACAACCAGAACATCAACGCGCCGTACACCGACCAAAAGGTCGCCACCATGACCGATGCCCAGATGAAGAACTGGGCACAGTCTGGCGAGATGTCTCCTGCCGATCTGGAGCTGTTCGGCTACGACGTGCTGCGGCGCACGGGCGGGGATCAGAAGCGCACCCAGGACATCCTCAACGCAGCCAAGAGCAAGAGTCCTGTGGACATGAACAACCTGTTCTCGGGCCTCTCTGGTCGAGACATGATGGGTATGGGCGGCTTCACCTCGGCGTCTAAGGCTGCCGCTTCAGGCGCTGAGGCCACCCTCGGTCAGATGGCTGGCGCTGCGGGTTCTCGTGATCCTCAGGGCGGTAACCGAGTTATGGTCGCTGCCTTCAACGCGGCGATGGAGAAGACCAAGGACCCGGAAGAGAACCTTCCGCAGATCGCTACGGTCATCAACAAGCAGCTCAATGGCGATGACAAGTCCCTGGCTGCAATTTCGGATCTGCTTCGCGCTTCCAATACCTCTATTAACGGGATGGCTCCTACCGGGATTCAGGGCACCTGGGAGGCCCTCTACAAGCGGGTTCAGAGTGGTCAGGCCACCACTCAGGAGAAGTCGCTCTACGGGATGTTCCAGAACTCCGGGCTGACCGGAACCGACCGCTGGAGCACCTCCGTGTCAATGCCTGTCCGGGCTAACAGCGATCACCTGTTCTCTCAGCTAGACGACACGGTCGTCACTAACGCCCGGAACGTCTCTGCCTTCGGTTCGTATGCGTTCAAGGACAATGCCACAGGTAGAGCCATCGATCTCGCGGCCAACAACACGGGCAACACCGACATCGTGGGTCAGAAGGCTGACGAGCTAGCCCAATCTGCCACCCGCTTCACTGGTTCTCTATCGGGCGGCATCGATGAGATGCAGAAGTTCAAGGCCGCTGCCAAGAACGCTTCTGACCCGCTCTACCAGCTCGCCAACTCTGCTGAGTCGCTCCTTCGTGCGCAGCAGCAGCTGGCGATGCATTACAACACCCAGGTTCAGAACGTCCAGCTCCTGGAGAAGCAGGCAACGCTCTCTTCACTGAATGCCCAGCTCCACCCTTCGGAGGGGGCTCAGGCTGAGGCGCAGAGCGACAAGATGGCATTCGATCAGGCCAAGGCTGGTGCCTACGACCGAGTCATGTCCATCGCCCTGCAGGCCCACCAGATGAACCAGCAGCAGGGATACGCCCGGAGCGACCTCACGCTGCAGGAGACTCGTTCTGACGCCGCCAAGAAGCAAGGTGACCAGTGGAACCTGGATGCCTACAACCTCTCCCGTTCGCGGGCACAGACCGCCTTCGACCTACAGCGCAAGCAGTCCCAGGACGACTACGACCTGCAACGGAAGCAGTCCGACGATGCCTACTACCGTCAACTGAGTCGCACGCATCGTGACTTCGATCTGCAGCGCAAGTACTCGGTAGCCGACTTCAACAAGAACCGAGTTCGGGCTGAGGCTGACTTCCAGCACCAGGTCGTGGAGATGACCAAGTCGACTGCTAAGTCGGTCTACGACATCTACTCCCGCGTGAACGTCCAGCGCACCTGGGACAGCCAGAACCTGCTCCAGAACATGGCTGACCAGCAGAAGCGGCTGGATGAGCAGCAGGCCAACCTGAAGAAGCTTCGCGGGATGGGCCTGTCCGGTGATGCCATCGACCAGATGGGCCTGAACGACCCCAAGAACGCTCAGCAGCTTTCTCGGATGGTCGATGACTTCATGTCTGACCCGTCCCTGGTCAAGAAGTTCAACGACTCTGTCGCCTCCCGTATCAAGTCCGCTGGCCAGGTCGTCACCGATCAGGACAACGAGCAGTGGAAGGAGATGAACCGTTCCTTCAAGCAGAACCAGTCTCGGTCGCTCACGGACTTCAACCAGTCGCTGGCTCGACAGGACAAGCAGTTCAAGCAGCAGCTCGATGATCAGGCATCCGAGCGGAAGATCTCCATACAGCAGCAGGATCTGGCCTTCCGCACCCAGATGAGCCGCAGTGCGACTGCGTTCAACCTGCAGATGAGCCAGCAGGCGACTGACTTCGACACCAACCTGAGGCACCAGAACGCCCTGTACAACACCGCCCGGACCCAGATGGAGACGGACTTCGCCACCCAGATCACGCGGGCGAACAAGGCGTTCCAAGAGGCTGCCACCGACATGAACAGCAAGATCGGTGGTCTGACCAAGGAGGCGATGAAGACCCTTACCGGCACAGCCAAGTCTGAGTTCGGCACCCTGCTGTCCTACCTGGACGGGGCTCAGGTAGACCTCAGCACCAAGCTGACCTCGATGACCACCCAGATCGCCACTGCCGCCTCGACTATCGGTAATGCCATCTATGGTTCTTCCCCTGCTCCTGCGACAAAGGGCGATGCTACTGGTGACATCGGCCATGGATCGGCATCGTCCCGCAATAACACTCCGAACTCTGGCGGTGGTGATGTCCAGCCGGTTACTAGTGGCAGTTATCCGATCACTTCTGCCTTCGGTCCCCGCAGGGGCGGGTTCCACTACGGCGTAGACCTCGGAACCCCTGTCGGCACTGGGGTCCACACCTCGATGGCTGGTCGAGTGGTCATGACCGGATTCCAGGGCAATGGCTATGGCAACCATGTGCGAGTCCAGCACAGCAATGGGCTCTTCTCAATCTATGGCCACCTGAGCAGGTACAACGTCGCAACGGGCCAGTCGCTTCAGGCTGGTCAGGGCATCGGATCGTCCGGTGCTACCGGCAACGTCACGGGTCCGCACCTGCACTACCAGATCCAGAAGGGCAGTGCTTACGGCAACCAGAACGCCATCAACCCGATGCCCTGGCTGCGTCGCTCCGCTGGCGGTGGTGTCTACGGCACCCAGCTCGGTGACCGTGTTCCGATGCTCGCTGAGGCTGGCGAGTACGTCATGCCCAAGCACCGGGTCAAGGACATGGGCTGGGCCTTCATGGACGCCCTGCGTGCCAATGGTGTCGCTGGCGTGAAGAACTACCTGCTGGCTGGCAACTCCGTGCCCAACACGACCGCTACGCACAACTACTACCAGCGCATCGACAAGGGCAACCACTTCACTGGTGACATCACGGTCCAGGCTCAGGACCCGATGGAGTTCGCACGGAAGATGGAGGCACAGCAGCGGATGAAGGCACTGACGGGAGCCCGCCGATGACGAACCAGCAGGGGCAGATCCAGCCCTACGCCGATGAGGCGATGGAAGAGTTCGATGTCACGATCTCCTACGGCCTTCAGGAGATCAGCCTCAACGACGGGATCAACTACCAGACGGGCGTAGAGGGCTTCGGCAACAAGCAGCAGTCCCTGCGCAAGCTGGAGGCTTCCTCGCGGTTCTACGACGGCACCTTCGTCACGCATTACACCAAGGAGAACGTCACGGAGGGGGTCCAGGTCTATGTGCTGGGCTACTCCCAGAACCACGTGACTGAGAATCTGCTGCTGCTAGAGGAGGTCTTTACCCAGGTCTCCTACACCATCACTCTCCGGATGGATGACCACCTGGAGACATGGAGCTGCTTCCCTGCGGAGTACGCCATCGACCGAGGACACGTCAACATGCACAACGTGCGGGCTCACTTCACCGCCCAGGTTCCCCGCCTGCCCAAGGTGACCTACGAGGTGGTGTTGTAATGATCGGCTACTTCACCGCTGATGGTGCGGACTATCTGATCAACCTGTTCACTGCGAATGAGCAGGCTATTCCGACGTACTACCTCGCCCTGATCACTGGCGACCAGCCCGGTATCGCTTCGCACGGTAGCGAACTGGATGAGCCTCCATTCGCTGAGTACGCCCGCGCACCGCTGGAGAACCTCTCGGGTAACTGGATCAACCAGCCACAACTGGCTCTAACCAACATCGATGCTTCCTTCCCAGTGGCCTCTCAGGACTGGGGGATCGTGCGGTTCTGGGCGCTCTGTGACCAGGCTCAGGATGGCCGTGTCCTCATGGCTGGTGACTTCGACTCCTTCCAGGTCTCAGCAGGCGATCAGGTGGTCTTCGTAGCAGGGACGCTGGGTATCTCGCTGGATCTCGATGACTGGAACACGCAGTCGTGATCATCAGCCCAGCACCCCAGCCTCCTACTCCGATCAAGGCAACGCCGCATGCTCGGCCTGCTGTTCAAAAGGTCATCGATGACGACCCGGAGCACACCCCCAGGCCGATAAATCTGACTGCCTTCGTCCCTGAAGACGGGATGATCGTCAACGGCTACAAGATGGTGCCCAAGGTCTGGGTCCGGGGCAGGGCCGTAGCGACCTCTGATGGCTCCTACATCGACTCAGCACGGCTTAGACCTACCGAACTACAGGTGGACTGTCACAGCCGCTTCCTGGCCGGTTCTGACTTCTATGACGACATAGCTGGGGTCTGGCGACCGTTCTACACCCGAGGGGTGGACTGGTACTGGACCACCGACCCAGTAGCCAAGCCGACCTACATGGATCTGGAGTACCGGATCGGCAAGGAGATCCTGACCTTCGATGTGCTGAACTTCCAGGACCAGGACTTCCTGCGTTCAGCCTTCAACGGGGATCTGGACGATGCTGCCGAGTACACCGTGGTGATGGTGGCCTCTTTCGACAACCCCACCGGCTACATGGCGATGAGCACCCCGCAGCGGGACTTCCTGATCAACGAGGCGTTCACAGTGCTAGACACCACCACCGCAGTACCTAGGACGCTCAGCCACCCGGCTCAGATCGACCCTGCCATCGTGGTGCTCTCGGTGCGGCCTCCGACCACTCGGATCTGGGTCGCTTCTCCTGACAACCAAGTGGCTTACGCATCGGCTATCACCCCTGCTCAGTCCCAGGACATGATCTTCCAGCTCGGCAGGAAGCTGGGAGTCACCGCAGGTGGAGCGAACATGAAGCTCATGGAGTGGAGTCTGTTCGATTACGCAGTGCAATCTGATGGCACTACGGGGCAGTACAACGTCAACCAGATCATCTCGCTTTACTCTTCGGTCTATGGAGCGCGCTGATGGTCGATAAGCCAGATGTAGGGATTCTCAACGGGACCGGTGGCTACTTCAAGGTATTCGTCCAGCCGCCCGGACAGGCGAAGAAGGATGTCACCTTCTTCCGCGACCTGCCCACCAAGATCGGGACGATGACCTCGAACGACCCGTACGGGGATGCTTCTGCCTCGCTGTCCTTTCCGGGGATCACCTCGATGGACCGACCGGGCAGCGGTGACCTCGGGTGGCTGGTGCCCTACGCCAACGTGGACATCGTCTTCTACAACAGCGATGGCACTGCTTCGGACTGGGTCTGGGAGGGCTTCATCGTCTCTGAGGAAATCGGGGACGAGTACAGCATCGCGCTCAAGGGCGCGCTCTACCAGGCTGACAACTTCCTCGCGGCTCCCTGGTACCCGCAGTACCCAGTGCCCTACGAGTACATGATCCAGCGACTGCTAGACCCTAAGCGCCAGAGCACGCTGCGAACTGCGGCACTGCAGATCACCTTCCCGGACAACTGGAACACCGTGGTGCCTAGCACCACCCTTCCGGACTACCTGTGGTTCCTGCGCCCCTGGGGTGTGACTCCGGGCACCAAGTGGACTGGGCTGACTACCCGCAACACTGGTGGCTGGGAGCCTGTGCTGACCGGCTACATCCAGTCCCTACTGGGAGTGATGTTCACCGAGGATGGCGGTCAATGGACCATCCGGAAGAAGACCGGACGCATCCCGGAACTGATGATTCGACCTGCCCTGCGTTACCCCACTGATGACGTGCTGGTGGTCTACAACGGTGCCCCTGGTGTACAGGTCAGCTCCAGCCGGGATTTCTCACAGTCCACCAACATCATCTTCGGGCAGGGCACAGACCTTCAGAACTCGGCATTCTCTGGCCAGCAAGTCAGTGCTGATGGGCAGACCACCTACTATGACCCGTTCGCTGCGCTTCCTCAGGTCTACCCCGCTGCTGGCAACCCGAAGTTCAACTCGAACATCCCGCGCAAGGAATCTCGCCTGCAGTTCCCCAATGGAATGAGCGAACTGGCTGCTCGATCCACTGCTGCTGCTCAGCTTCGCCGGAACTCCGACCCTGGCTACACCGGGTCGATCACCCTGCAGAGCGACCCCACTCGTGGTGGCATCCCTTACAACCGCTTCCTGATCCGGGGTGGAGACAACATCCTGGTGAAGGACTTCCGGGGGACTGACGTGCTCTTCCACGTCACTTCCTCTTCAGTCTCTCCTGAGGATGGGTCTACCTCTCTGACGGTGGATACCAAGTTCCGTGATGCGCTCACGGTCGATGAAGTTCGAGCACGTACCCGAGACGCTCTGGACCCGGTGCGTCTGCTCAAGGTCGGCCAGTTCTCCACCACCGTGCAGGACAGCATCCTGCCGTGGTCCTACACCGCTGGCTCTGGGGTGATCCCCTCTGGTGGGGCAGTGGACGCAACTGAGCTGTTCACCAAGAAGATGAGCAGCACCGAGAAGTTCCCCTGGACCACGACCACCCAGAAGTACCCGCCGAAGAAGTACCCCAACTACTACATCAAGATCAATCCGAAGAGCACCAACGCTGACAACAACTGGTCGGGCCTGACCCGCTCGGGTATCGCCAAGGCCGCTATTCCGGTGAAGATGAGCCAGCAGGGCACCATCCGAATGATCCAGATCGCCGCCTACGACGAGAACGGGAACGTGATGCCAGTTCGGTTCCACGTCTCCTTCTACTCCAACTCCGGTATCTCGATGTCAGCCATGCCGCGTATCCCGGCCACCACCACTAAGGGGACTAGTGGCTACGCCGCTGCTCAGCGCTACCCCTTCTTCGAGGGGGCCTTCGAGAACAAGAAGGCAGATGGCACGGAGACCGATAACCCCGGTGTGCTGCTACCTGATGGAAGCGACATGGTAGTGGGCTGGGGCAACTACTACGCGGGCGCTGGCTACTCCCCCGGTGAGCAGTCTCTGGGCTCGCCCAAGACCGGTCTGCTGGTGGATGAGACTCCCTGGTCCTACAGCACCATGCAGGACTCCGGGTTCGACAAGTACTCGGTCCCTAACAGTCGTAAGAACCCCACGGCTGGGATGCTGTTCGTGATGATCTACTGCGATGACCAAGGCCCAAAGCCCGTCTACTTCCTCGGGCGCGTTTTCAGAAGCGAGACAGGCTCATGAGCACTGAAGGACTGTTCTCCAACTACCAAGTCGAGAAGTGGCTGAACGACGTGCAGGACGGCTACCTCGGGCTGGCCTACGACAACCCCGAGGTAGCTGGCGCTTACGCCTCTGAGGTCTTCGGTGGCTCCTACACCCGGCAGGCGTACTCGATGACCTCTCCCTCCTCACGGGGGATGCTGCTGCTGAACGACCTCACGTTCAAGGCCCTGCCTGCTGTGGAGATCACCTACATCGTGGGCTGGGATGCCCAGTACAACGGCAACTACCTGTGGAGTGCCCCACTGGAAACCCCCTGGCGAGTGCTGGAGGGTCGAAACCTCTCCATCCCGGCAGGAACTATCGGTCTGTCCCACGACTGAAAAAGGGCATAAAAATAGGGCGTTTAGCCCCTACCCGAAGGTAGGGGACAAAAGGGACGTAAAAGGGCATAAAAAAAGGCCCTTAGG